GGCAGACGGCGGCTGCGATGTCTTGCGGCGTATTACCGGGCATGAAAAAGTGTTTGTTGGCTTCAGAATGTAGAACATTGTCTCGGAAATTCAAGGTGAACTTTGAAAACTCTAGCAAGAACCTCATGTCCGCAAACGATGAAATTATGCGGCCAGATTTGTTAGTTGGTTCATTCTTAACGAAACATTCGATCAAAGCGCGCGCTTGTGCGTCAACCGTGTCCCATATCTGGTTTATGGCCAAGACTTGGGATGGTTTGTTCAACATTTCTCGCGTCTGTTCAAGACTATAAGGAACGCCGGTACCTGGTTCAGGCACCATCAACATCACAAACTCAGCAGCCAAAATTTGGAGCATTCGGTTTGGGACGCGATCGTTCTTGACGAAGGTCACTCTTTCGTCGATAGAGTCTGAAAGACACTCGAGTCGTTTCGTCATCGGCATAAGATTATGATCGCCGACGATAGGACTGCCGTAAGCACGGGCACTGCATTCTGGAACATCTAATTCAGCGGCTAATGGCCAGTGGACTTTGACTTGCGCTCCACGACCGAGGGTTCTCATTGATTTCCAATCTTCGCGGACGTTATTCGCAAAGTATTGACCCATCAAGGCCGTGAGCTCAGGATCCTTGTAATCCAACTGTAGCATTCGTGTGGTAACTGCCTGGGCTGCCTTCAAACCGTTCAACAGTTCAAAGTGTTCTCGTGGGAGCCGCCCTGAAAGCAGCTCACCATTACGCCCAAATGACACCATGTTCTCTTCATCACAAATCAAATTCCAACCAGGTTTATTAGGGTCGGTATATCGGACTCGTTCAATCTCACGGGTGTTCATTTGGTCTTCAATCCATAGAAATTTCCAGTAGCTCGAATGACACAAAGCCCAAACCAGCAAGCGGTCGGGGCAGTCGGACCAAGGTCGCGCATGATGTATTTTGTAGATGTAAAACTTGCGTAATCCAATCAGCTTTGCAAACCATCCAAGAATTCCGGTATCACGGGCTTTCATGCGAATAAATTCGCCGAAACCAGTCCAATCCCAGACTCGATGTTTCCAGCTACCTCCACCTCCGACGTTGTATGTTATCGTGTCTTGATCGATAGTAAAATGACAATCACCATCAATGCCTGAAACTCGCCTTGGGTTGAAAGTGTGAAATAGGGCGGGGTTTCCATAGCCCATAACTTTCGTCAGGTCCTCGATAAAGTAATCAATGTCGATCCCACAAACGGCAGAGCCTTTTGGGGGACGTTGAAAACGAATCGGGATCTTCAGATCGTTTGGAGCATAATGTTGGCACTCATAGGTGTCATTCGACACGTAGTCGGATGGCGTGATCTCGTGGATGGAACAACCAGATGACAATATAGTACTTTTTATCAAGTGGTTGGCTGCGTCTCTCACTGAGCCAGATATTTTATGGCCGTTGTCATTGACTCGACTCGGTTTTTCGGCCAAGGAATCAAGTGGAAACATTGGTTCATCATACGTTTTGCGCGTCATGTTCGTAAGCGATCGTTGTAAAACTCGCTTTAGGACATTTTCCTCAACAATGGAGTATGGCCCTGTTACCAATACTCCTATGATAGTCTGGCGGTGTTTCCACGTGCAATACGCGGTACCTGAGAGGGCGCAGACCAGTGTGAGCGGTTTCACAACTGACATTACGGCCTTACCTAGACTAGAGTCGGTGTTAATAAAACCGTTACTCTCGAGGATGTTTACGATATTGACCATTTTCAAAATTATTTAGCTTTATTTTATTTCTTGAAATTTATCAATAGCGGATAAACT